TCGCCCATGGCAACTCCTCAGTAGGAAGATCAGCAGTCGTTCCACCTCTATGATTTGTATAATATCCAAGCACACGAACTTTACACCGACCTAGTTCCATAGGATCTTCGGTGTCTTCTACTTCACCAACCCACCAGTAAAATCCGTCTTTTCCGACGAAATTGGTTTTGGGTTCATTTAGGATGCCTTCAACTGTTTGCATTTATCTGCATACTTTTGATTATTTAGTCAAAAACCTTAGGGGTCAAATTTTTGGCGGGATTTTTTTTGCCCTATTTTTGAAACTAAAGGTCGTTTTCGACACGCACATATTTGTAAATGTTATCGCTACCCCAGACCATCTTACCATCTTTGTATGCTTGATCAAAACTATGCAGTTTATCTCCATACAAATGCATCTGTGATCTGATTATGACTCCGTTATGCACACACTTTCCTACAATATTGCCATGCCACGCAAGGTCAACGTATTTAAAGAGCATACCACACTCTGCAGATTTATTCCACTGTAAGTCGTAGTTCTCTATTAATACTTCTGTCTTAGATATTTCAACCTTCTTATGATATCTTTTCCGATAAGGTCTTTCGGGACCATCAGTTCTATAATAATTTTTAGACTGAAAACCCCCTTCTATCTTCTCCCAATGCAAATATATCGTAGCATATGTTGTCGGAGATGATTGTGCTTGATTTTTGTTGCTCCAGAGTCCTAGTAAATAGTCCTCAATCGTCATACACTAAACATTCTGGTTCATCAGGGTGCATCTCACAAAATAGTTCAAGTGCGTTTGGATCGTGATGATCTCCTGCTACTATCTCATCGTGATGATGCTCTGCATAGACTTCAAGTTCATGTAATTCGACTTTAGCATGTCTGCGTGCTGCAGGTGATGCAAGTGGATTGTCTAGGATTGCTTGGTCTGCTTGGATGTGTTCTTCTATTGTTTTCATTGTTGTACCTCGTTGATACAAAACTATTTATCAAAGTACAGCGTCTTTCATAAGGAGCATTTCCGAAGACATGGTATCTGGAGTGCCTTTATGTGCTATTGTTACAATCATGTAACGTCCACTAAACTTTTTATCAGGTTTGATTTTATCACCAGACTTTTGTGTTGTGGGCATAGTAACACTGACGCCAGAACCTGCATAAAGATCTAAATTACCTGGAACTACTATTTGAAGTTTAGTATTCTTCAGTGATTCCATCCTTAGAAACTGGTACGCTTGTAAGTATACAAGAGACTCGTAGTTCTTTTGAGGTTCCTGTTTGTCCTTTGGATCAAAGTTTTGGTATGGAAGTATAGTATAGCGTGTCCTCTTTGGACTGTCAATCAAACTTTTGTAATCGTCAGAGACCCGTGACACGGGATTAACTGCCTTCTTTCCTCCCAAATGTGACATTTTATTCCATAGTTCTGTAATTTTATATAAGTTTTTTGCTAACGCTAGATCAGGACCTTCACCACCCATTGCTGAGTTTGATATGTTAACTGGATCAAAACCCATACTAAATCCTGTCCAAGTTCCATGTCTTAAACCCATCAAAAAGTTTCTTTCTTCTGGAAAAGATATACTATCAATTTTAAACTGATCTGTCTCTCCACCATCACTTTTCTTTGGTGAATAAAGATATTCATATAGTCTCGTAGTTCCTTTTTGTTTATCTGTACCCTTTGTTGGTGACATCTCATTGATATTATCAATCATTTTATCAAGAGATTTGAAATGATATCCTAATGCGTTTTCATAAAATGCAAATCCATTTTGAAAATCACCACCAGTTTGTTTCTTTCTAACACTTCTGTTTGTGATCCAGTAGATACAATCAAGTGGTCTCCAGTTTGTTGCTACAAATGTCTGTTTGTTTAAACTTTCTTCAGAGAATAGTTTTTTAGCACTATTCATATATGATGACCCTTTGACTAGAGTTTTTACAATCGAGGATGATTCAGTATCGTCAAATATTTTATCTGACTTACCGAATACATTAATAACTTCATTGAGTGCATACTCATCTGAACAACAGTTGACTATGAAAACATCTGTAGTCTGATTGATTCTCTGCCTACTATTGATGTTATAGGAACGTAACTTGTATGTTCTTGTTAATACTGATCCATTTATTGTAAACTTTATTTCCTCTGATCCAGTAAAGATGTTTGATATACCTGCAGAATCCTCGAATACAAATGTTGCTTCTAAGGTTGCAGACTCTATGCTCTCATAGATCTCCCATGCTCTCAAGAATCCAACTAGATTATATCCTCCATCGGATGCTTTAAGTTGTTCGCCTCCTCTGAAAACTGATATGTTGACAGATATATCACCTGCGTTTACTCTATCACTCATTTAATAAGTCCCTTCATATAGTTGTTGTTGGAGTTCAATACAGTTGCTGTAGTTTTCAAAACACCGTTGACATTTACAGTGCCTGATCCAGGTAATCCCTGTACTATAGTTTCTGGTTCTCCTCCACCACCTGCAGTCGCTGACCTTGCTTGCTCTATTGCCTGTGCGTTCTTAGTGTTTACTTCCATAACAGTTGCTGCAGTTGCTTCTAGTGTTGCCATTGATGCTGTCTTTACTTCATTGACAGATTCATTTCTAGTTTCAGTTTGTTTCGTTATGTTGTCTGATTTAGTTGAAGCAGAGAATACTCTTGGAGTTTTTCCACCTTCTGAGAATCCCATACCAATCTTGGTTCTCTGTACCATTGGTGATACCGTAGTTGATATACTAATTGGTTGAGTATTAATATTTGAAACTGAACCACCTGTAGAGAAGTTGCTGATGTTGTTTACTTTACCACCAACTGCAAAGTTTAGTAAAGGTTTATAGTCACCACCTCTAGAGAAGTTATTGATTGGACTTGGATTATAATTTACTGTGTTACCGATAGGTGGATTATATGACTGATCTTGGAAAGTATCCAAAGGATTATCCATATTAGTCTGTGGCAAATAGAGAAACTCATTGTTTACCTCTCCACCCTTTGAGTATTGATTTGTAGTAGTATTATTAGTTGATGTTCTATTATTTTTTAACGTAGTGTTATTGATTAATGTCCTACCACCTTTTGAATATTCATTGATAAATGTTTTTGAATTATCCAGAAACTTATCAGTTATCTCTCCACTTTTAGTGTATTCATTTGTAGTGTTATCAATGGATGTTTGAGAATTATTCAAAAACTTTTGAGATATATCTCCACCCTTTGAGTATTGACTTATATTCTTCTGAGATATATCTCCACCCTTTGAGTATTGACTTATATTATTGGTTGTAGTATTACTAGTGTTAGTATTATTATTGTTATTGAATGTAGTATTGTTATCATTATTGGTAATGAATGTAGGAGGAGTTATGTTAAGTAATCCACCATCAGCAAATCCTAGTCTCTTTGCTTCTTTCATTCTTGTGTTAGTTAAACTAGGAGTCCTTCTAGTAGCAGGAGTGTCAAATGGTACTACAAATGCACCACCATCTGCCTTCTGAGAAACATACTCTGTACCATGTCCTATGAATGATGTAGTCATACCACCATCAAGTGATACAGGATAACCTGTTTGAGGACCAGAGATCCAACCACCACTTGCTGCTTTCTTGAGAGGTACATATCCACCTGTTGCTCTACCTTTCTTTCCAGTTGCAACATTAATTATTCCTTTAACAAGACCTTTACCTTTTGATTTTCCCTTACCCGCTATCAATGTCGTAACAAATTTAATTAACTTTGGTACGACCATACCAATATCTTTGATAAGTTTGAATGGATTCCTCAGCCATCTGATACCCAAAAATACTGTCGCGAAACCTATTAGTGCCTTACCAAATCCTATTATTCTTTCAAAAACATTAGCATCACTCTTAAACATATTATACAATCCATCCATCAATGTCATGACTCCAAACTTCATGAAGTCAAATATAAACTTACCTATTTTACTAAGAACTTTGATTACTGTGATTAGTTTTTCTTTATTTGCAGGGTCAGCAATCCACATCAATGCAGGTATGGCAATAAACATTTTCAACGCATTACCTAACATACCTAGTATTCCACTTAAAAAATCACCACTTTTTTTAGAAGCATTCTTAGCAAAATTGACAAGTGGATTATCTCTTTTCTTCTTTTTATCATCTTTTGGTTCTGGGTCTAATGTAGGTTTATTTTTATTCATCTGCTCTAGTCTTGACATCTCTAACTCTTTGAGTTCTGCAACCATAGAGATAAGACCATTAACACTTTCACCTATCTGATTTATTGCTGTAGTATTATTATTGAAATGTGTAGTCGCACCAAAAGGATTGGAACCTTTACCTTTAGGTTCCTCTGTGTCAACAAACTTATAAAAGTTTAGTTTACTACCTTTTTTTACTCCTGTTGCTTTTGCCATTATAATCGTCTAGATGAGATAGAAGAGATTGATGCTGAACGACTACCTGTATTTATTGGGACTGCCTTATCAATCAATGCAAGTTGAGTTAAAATTACAGGTATTGGAATGATGTCATCCATGGTAGATCCTAATGCAACTTGTTCTGCTAGTCCACCCTCCGAAAATTCTGGTGTCTTAGGAACAGGTGCTATGTATTTAGATTGATTTCTTTTAAACAGTCCACCTGCCATCTTCTCTTCAAACTCAACTTTTGAATCATTCGGTGCACCATACTTGCGTAACTGTTCTTCATTAGACATCTCTTTGAACGCAGTGTATTCTTCCAGAGAAACTTCTTTACCATTAATAAATGCTTTACCATCAGTGTAAAGATTAAATTTAGAACTTACTTTTTTGACGTTAGTGACAGTAGTGGCATTACCATCTTCTTTTGGTACCTCTACTTTTTCTTCTTCCTCCTTCTTACCTTTATTACCAGTCAAGAATCCAACTATCGTACCTAAGTCTGGTAGTTTCTTAGCAGCCTCTTGTACTTTAGGGTAAATTTGTTTGTAACCTGGAACTTTATTCAACATTGCTTCTTCCAACGCTGCTATTCCTGGTACAAAATCTCTTGCAAACATAAATGCATCGATACCCATTGACATAGGAGGACCTGCAGCATTTCCAAATAGACCAGAGATATCAAGAGCACCAGATATTGATTCAAGAGTACCTCCAATAACATCACCACTCGCTAGTCTATCGTATGCAAATAGCATGTTTACTAGACCACCGACTATAGGTAATGCTTTACTACCAATCTTTTTACCTAAAGGTCCAGGTTTTGCCAATGATAAACCTTTTGTCTTTAAATATTTCTCCATCATTGCACCCGCAGGTGTCTTTATTATGGCATTATATGCTTTCTTACCCATCTTCTTTGCCCACTGTACAACAGGATCAATAAACTTTCTTAAGGGATCCAGTACTTTCATAACTAGTTGTTCTTTTACAAAGTTTCCTGCTTTACTAAGGTTACCGCCTATCCAGTTTCCTGCTTTTGCAAGATTACTTTTTAATCCAGAAAACAGACCTTTTCCTTTAGTAGTAAGTTTCTTACCTATCTTTTGAGTATTTTTAAATGCTTCTTGAAATCTTGGTGCTAACTTATTATACTGCTCCGTAAGAAAATTTCTTGCTGTCTTAGTAGCACCTTCTAATACAGTCTTACCTTTCTTCATCAGTCCCTGTCCGACGTCATCTAATTTATTCTGTATATTTGCAAAAAAACCTTTTCCTCTTGATGCTTTTCTCGTTGCAGTGGCAAAGTCCTCACCTTGATCTATTCGTTTTCTAGCATCAGCAATCTGATCACTAGTCATACCTTTCTTCTTCATCTTTATCTCATCAGGAGTTGCCTTCCTGACTTTACCATTCTCTAATACTTCATCAGGTTTTAACTTCTTTTTTGTTTTTGGATCAAACTCATCAGGTGCTTTCCTAGGTTGCTTATTCTTACCTCTACTACCACCATCATCACCACCCATCATACCTGCGAATATGGCTGCAAGTTTTTGTGCTGCTCCTATTGTTCCTGCTATCAGTGCAAAAGCACCTAGTGCCTTACCAAGTCCTACTAATCTTTCTCCTAAAGTTTTATTTTCACCAAATATTTGATCAATAGTAGTGAATATTCCACCTACTAATGCTTGACCAAACTTAAATATCCCTCCAAATACAAAGGATGCTTGCTTAAGAAATTTCTTTATTGCTTCTAAGTTCTCAGGTTTAGAAAAGTATTCTGTTATTTTATAAGCAGCAATCGCAGCACCTACAGTCAACGCTGCTTTTGCAACAGGTCCTAGGAACTTAAGTAAGAAACCCCCTAGTCCTTCTTCTTTATCTTTACTTTTTAGTTTAGGTTTTTTCTTCTTAAGAATATCTGCACCCTCTTTCTCTGCATCATCTCCAACAGTTCTATAAAATTTTCCTTCTTGTCTATCTTCTGCTGCTGCATCCTTCTTTCTTCTTTTGGTTCTACGTTTTGATATTGCTTGTTCTATAGAGGTCTTTTCAAATGCTCTGGATATTTTAACTAGATCACTAGTAAGACCACTCAAAGTATTTACAGATTTACCGAGATTATTGATAGCGTCTAGATTAGAATGCACAGAAGTCTTCAACGCACCCTTCACGGATTTCGTTACGGTTGGACTAACCATCTTGTAGGCAACTATCTTTGCCATCTATTTGTTTTGCTCCCTCATGCGTTTTTCTTCTTCTTTGAGGAACTGGATTAGCATATCAACGTAGATTTCCTTTTCCCAAGGCATAAGGTTATCTATGTGTTCGATGTTCCACTTGTGGTGGTGCATCAATGCGAAGTTCCCCTCATAATAAGATTGAAGACTAGTATGCAGTAGGGCTAAGCGAAAAAAGATGCTAACCCTTCTAAAACTACGTCACTCTCAACACCTGTGTTTGGATTAGTTACCTTAACTGTATGAGTTAACTTTGGCATAGTGTCAAAGAACTTTTGTATCTTAGCAAACTGTGCACTGTTCATATCATCAAAGAACTCTTGGATCTCTTTCTGAGGAACATCAGCACACACATATACTTGATTAGGATCAGCGATAGTTTTTATACAGGCCGCGGCCATCTTAAACACTTCGTCAACACCTACGTCTTCTCCACTGAAATTCATAGAGACAAACATATCCAGACTAGGGTAACCCATAGTTATAGAACACTCTTCAGACAACTGAATATCTGGTTTGTGTCCTCTGGTCTTTTTGACTTTGATTTCATCTAAAGGGATAGATACAGTCACAGTGGACTCATTGTCATCTGGGCAGGTGACAATACAATCTACCTTCTCTCCTACAGACTTTGTTCTAATCTGTAAAAACAAATACTCAATGTCAAAGGTTGCTAAACCCTCTACAGTTTTTAAATCTGTACACTGGGTTATGATATTTTTAATTGCTTCAATGATCTCTGACTGATTGCCAGTTTCAGTTGCAAGCAATAGTAACTTCTCTTCTTTTACAAGGAATGGTCTGAAGTTCACTGTTCTACCGTCAG